GTTCTCAATATACCATCCACCAGGACCCTGGAAGGCATGACTCCAGACCTTTGCCCAAGGCATGTCACAACCTTCGGTTGGGGGCAGGAATCGAATGACGGCACTGCCGACACCTTCTTTACCCATGGTAGGTTTCCAGAGTCGCTCATCGACGTAACCAGAAACACCTTCTACCTTATTGATCTCCTTATTAAGTTTCTCCAGAAGGGAACCTTGGGCTTTAAGGGATTTAAAAGACATTTGTATTCTCCGTATTGAAAAGATTGATTGGATTTTGTGTGTGAATGGGTCTTACGTACGAACAAGTCGCCCTGTCCCATCTGCCCATTGAAATTATGATAGCAGGTCTAGATCTGATTGTCAAGTACCTGTTTGCGAAGACCTTCAATTCCTTGGCGAGCAACCTTGAAGACCTCAGGACCGATCTGGGACGTTGGAAGACCCATCTGCTTTGCTGCTATCCTGAAGTTCTCTTTGACAATAGCACTGTCCTCGTCATCACTAAGATTGATCCTAGTGTACAGGACTTCCTGCATTTCGACCAACCTTTCCATTTTGTCAAGGAGTTTCTCCTTGTCCTCTTTGGTTTGTTGATCCATGACAGGTGCTGCCATGTAGATTTCTTTATATAACTCATGCATTGCTTCGATCTCCTTTCGGACGATCTCAGATGCAAACATTCCTTTGTCGTTCATAACTTTTGTAATACTAGTTGCCTGATTTTGCTGGGGTCTTCCTCTATGAAAGGATCATACTTATGAAGGAGCAACGACAGTTGCTTCCAGATTACATCCTCTTTTAACAGAGTGTCATACCTGTTAACGAAATGTGTAATCTTATTTAACATGATCAGAGTTTCCAACATTACTCTACCACCAAGGTATGCTTTTAGCAACTGGGAGTGACCACGATTACATGCAAATACATCATTAAAATTGCTGGACAGAGTAGATAGGTTCTCGATATCCTGTCCAAACAAATAAGTAATACTCTGCATCTTCCTCTTCCAGTCCATGTAGTTCTTCTCATTCATCTGGATGATATGGAAGTTTGAGTTGACTAGAAAGTTAGATACAAAGTATTCTTCTACTTCTTCTGCTCTGTATTTTTTGGAGAGTTTCTCAAAGAAGTAAACGTCATTCCTCTCCATGAATTTTTCTCTTGATACTTTAATACTACCTTGGTATTGAAAGTAATCATATGTCTTACGACTAAAGTGCGTTTTCAACGCAACATAAATTTGATAAACCTCAAAGGGGTACATAATTAAAGTGGCAGAACGCCTCTGGTTGTTTTTTTAATATAGTTAAGGCGAGTTGCCTCTGCCTTAATCTTTTCCTTCAATGAAGGAGCAATCAGTTTAACAACTGATTCAATTTCAATGTCTTTCGACTCACAGAAATCAACGATAGCATCAATGTAATTGATGGTTCTGTTACTATCCTTGACCATGTTTTCAATAGTCATTGAAAACTTGTTTTTGTCCATAAAGTTTTCATCAATTAGTTCATTAATGTTTTTGTTTTTAGTGGGCATCTTTGTACTCTGCAATGTAATCGATTAGCAGAGGCACATAGTCGTCAGGGTTCTTAATGAACACTTGGGTATCACCTGTTTGACAAGTGACCAAAGTAACAATCTGATCTACTTTAATACCAGATCGCTCTTCATACATCTTAGCATATCCTGTCTCTTGAACAAAGTAGTTCTCAATCCAGGATTCTTTCTTTTCCTTTGAAGAAGTTTTGAAATCTATGACTGAAAGTTTGCCATCGAACTCAGCGATACAATCTACTCGTCCAGCGATTCCAAATTCATGACTGAATAAAGGTGCCTCTTGGAAGTGAATGTTGTTAATACGACCAAGCATGGACTTTGCCTGCTTGAATAGTAACAACGCAAGATACTTATCTTTGTACCTTTCTAGATCCAGATTATTGTTTAGATAATCTTCCACTATACTATGTAGTGAGGTTCCTACAGTCGCTGCACGAGTAGAGATCTTGTTTGCTTCTTCGTTACCAACTCTGTTCCTCCACTCTGCAATAGATTTGCGTTTGCGATAGGAACAGATGGTGGAGATTGATGGATAATAATTCTCACCAACGGCGTAAACTCTTTTGCCTTCAACAGTTTGTGCTTTCAGGTCTTCAAGAATCACGCCCATATCAACGTGATTAAACATCAACCATACCCCAGGTGCATTTTACTAAGAATGTAACTCTTGATGAGACCACTTCTAACAATGTCATCAGTGCCAAACTCAACACTCTCAAACTCTTCCATGATTTCAAGAATCTTCATGAAGTCAAGGATACCATTACGCTCATTAGTTTTAATGAGGTCGGTCTGCATAACGTCACCAGCAAAGATGATCTTACAGTTCTCACCAACACGTGTGATGATGGAGTCCAGTTCATGGAAGTTCAAGTTCTGACACTCGTCAACAATGACGATGGCATGGTCAAGTGTAGTTCCACGAAGGAAAGATGTAGACCAGAAAGAAATAGTTTCTTGTGCCTTCAGGTTATCATACAGCATATCAAATGCTGGATCGTCAGGCATCTTAAACATGTACTTGACCATATTCTTATATGGAATCTGGTACAGGTTTGACTTATCCTCGTGATCTCCAGGGAGGAATCCAATCTCTCTTGTGGGGACTAGAGAACGCACCATGTACAGTTTCTCGTAAGGAGATGTACCTGAGAGGATCTCCTTCAGTGCCAGGTACATTGCAATGAATGTTTTACCTGTGCCTGCACAACCATACAGGAAGAGGTTCTTACCCTTCTCGTATGCATCGAATGCAGTTGTTTGGTTTTCTGTTAAAGGATTGATCTCAACTAGATGATCAACATTAATTGGTTTTCTGCGTCTCATTTGTTTAGGAGTGCTATTCACAAAATCGAATTGATTGTCTTTCCTTCTTCTGGGCATAGAATTTATGGAGGTGTGATTGTAGAACCGTAGTTTGCTTTCTTGATTGACTTCAGAACATCTCTGAAACCATCAGGAACTTTGTTTCGGATACCTGCATCACCAACAACACCAGGAAATGAATCATGATACTGTTCGAGATGTGGGTTATCTTCTTTATATTTATCTAAAACAGTGAAACTCATACGTTCTTCAATGATTTCACCAGTTTCTTTATTCCTGAACTGATACGTCGGCATCGCCGTCCTCCTTTTTATTGAACCCAAAGGGTCCTTCTTTCTCTTCCATCTTCAATCGCAGTGCGACTGTACCAATGGACTCAAGGACCTTTAGAATATCCTCTGCTTTGGCATCTTCACCAAGTTCCCTAGCGACATACCAATACTTTGGCCAGAATGATTCTCCTGCCTTTTCGTAATCTTCAAGTGTTAATAGTTTCATGATTTGTCCATCCTAATGCTTCAGCGACGATTGGGAATTGACCTGCAAACAAACACTTACATTCATTTGCAATGTCCATATGCTCTTTCTGTGTGCCATGAGCAGAGCGTAACTCTATATAGTGGATCCATGAACGAACTGAACCCGTCATGTATAACCTAGTGGGCGTGGCGAGGGGAAGCACAAAACGAGCACACTCCTTTGCGATTCCCATCTCAAGCATGTGCTTGTAGATATCCATAGCACTTTCAAAGTGTCGCTTAAGAGTGATCTCAAGTTCTTGTTTTAAGAAAGGATCAACATCATCAATAGAGTTTTGACGATTCTTTGTATCTTGACGACGAAGATCAAAGAGAGGGATAGTTTCTGCCAACAGAGAACTGTCAGCATAGCGTTGTGAAAACTCTTGATATGTGAAGGACCTATGCCTCAATATTTGAGCTGCCAGTCCCCTGGTAGTTTCAATCTCAAGCGTCATGAACGCCTGCTCAAAGACGCTCCAATGCTGGTGTTTAATACAATAGGATAAAAGACCTGCAACCTTAGGATTATCTTGATTAGAGGGGTTGCTGACCCTTGCCACATACCCCATATGCTTCTCAGCATCAGGGGTAACACTAACGAGTTTAACTTGCATAATACGCTTGATAATATTTTACAATGCCAGATGAACTGACGTGTCCTTGAGAGACCCAATCATGACAACATGATTGAATACTTTCCATGCTGTGCTTGGGTTCCCCATTTTCATGGGTTAGACCACCAAATTTATTGAGAAGGATTGTGTAAACTGTTTGGCGGAGTTCCATCCGCTCTTCGTTGTAGCGCCAATCTTCGGTCATTTTTTGTTCTTAGGTTTGTTACCCCAGAGTTTCGGATTAACCATACCATACATGGTTTCCATTGTCAAGATCTTTCCTCCTAGGGGTTTGAGGAGATCGTAATAGGCGTCAAAGATTTTAGAATTCTTTGGACCTGCAGCATGATCGTGTTTAACAACACCATCAATCTCATATGTAACTAGAACGGCATTGTATGGCCACTCTCTTTTATCGATACTTTCAGGTGTACAGTCATGAGAAAAAACTACTACGTCATACTTGGAACGCAATAGTTTCTTATCAGATTCAGTCAGGTTGAAATTCATCGATGAGTTGTCTAATTCTGTCTTCACAGAATCCTGGGTTTGAGATGCGGACTCTGTGGTAAGTTTCTCGGGCATGGTGCTTCTCCTCGATGCATTTTTTTATCATGTAGATCACTCGTTGTTCGTTAACGATGTTGACCATGTTGTCATTCACTCCATTTAATTTCGGGGAAAGCTTCTTTTACTACGGCAATAGTAATTCTAAATTTTGATTGGAGTAAACCGTCCTTAACGAGACAGACAATTTCTGCTTCGCTTTCGTGGAGACCTTCAAGCAATTGAATGAACAGTTGCTCTCGCTTCATACGAGTCAAGGAGTTTGCACCCTTAATAAATCTCCAGAGGTTACGGTACTCTCTTTCAAGAACTGTATGCTCTGTACCAATTGGTGCATCATTCTTTTCAAAAGGCACTTCACCTTCTGGAAGATCCGTATTGATATTAGGATCATAGTTCCATTTCAAAATAGAACGTAGTGCCTGTGAATTATTCTCTTTGAGAATTTTGATCTTTTCAGATTTAGTTTTGGCATTAGATGCCTTTTTAATGACTTCAGAAATCAATAGCTTCATGAGTAATACGAAATTTCGTTTGTGATTATTTAGTCGTCGGCAAAGGGATCAGTATCAAAAGCATCCCGCTGATCAAATTCAACACTAATCAGTTTTGCAACGTGAAATGGAATAGTGTTTCCTTCTTCATCCATCATTTCTGGATGTGGTGTGAATGATACCTCCTCCTCTGTTGTAATTGCTTCTGCAACTTGCTCAACGAATCCTGTGTAATATGCATGGGCGAACCACCCAATCAAAAAACCAATTAGTGTTCCACCAATGGTGATTAGTGTTGAGAACACTAAAACTACTGATAAATCCATTTTGCGTTTCTCCTCGGTAAGTTGAACCTCTGGTTCAGGTTCCTTTAGATTGGACCGTTTACGCCTCCTCCTTTTAAGCATAAAATCATCACCTCTATTTATTGGTGATTGCTGACTTTCTTTTCTTGTTTTTGGTTCCAGGTTTTCTTCCTGGTTTTCGCTCTTGCTCATACTTCCATGCGTCAGTTAGAATTTTGTAGAGATAGTCCTTGATCTTTCTTGCTTGTGGTTTTGACAGATGTCCATATGCTTCTTTGGAAATCTTATCTCTACCTTTAAGATATAGTTCTAGTTCTAATACGAGGTTAGATACGTTTGCGGCAGTAGAACTTTCAATAAAAGCGGTCACCTCTCTACGAGTGAACTTAGATGCCTTCACATAACTATAAAAATTAAACAGGAACTTTCCATCGAAGGCAGCATCAATTGATCGTTCAACGAGGGTGTAAAGTTCTTCAGTGGATTCCATTAGATAAGTTTGTTTTCTTGAAAATAGTGCAGCGTGTCTTTGAATCCTCCGATGTGTTTGGTATTAATGGAGATCTGGGGGAACGTAGCACCCTCACCAAACTCAGCGTAGAATTCTCTTTTAGTAAAATGCTTCTCGTATTTGTACTCAGTATATTTTACATCTAAATTATCAAATAACATCTTGGCACGTTCACACCATTGACAATTACTTTTTGAATAGAGAATGACTTCCATGACCTCCGAAGGAATAACTGCTTCTAATTATACCAATAAAAAAAGGGGGTGTCAACCCCCTAGTAATCAGAAAGATAACTCTCACACTTATCAGGATTCTTTTTACAGAACTGCCTGACATAAGAGTCAGCATCAACTTCCATGGTGTAATGTGCATGGTTATGCATGACACCAACAAGAATAAGAAAACCCACTAACAAAAGATTGAAGTGGGTAACTGGAGAAGTTAAGATTCTTTTCATAAAAAAAGGGGACCGAAGTCCCCTAGATTATAGCAGAAATCAGAAAGAATACTTCAGACCTACTTTAGTTCCATAACCACGGTCAACAGAATCCGAACCAGAACCGATGAAGGAGATCTCACCGTATGCTCCCAGAGCATCACTCAGAGCAACGCCAAGACCTGCCTTACCAGAAGGAACAGTTTCAGAACCAACACCGTCAGTAGAGACGACGGATCCACCAACTTGCACATAGTATGAAGCAGATTCGCCAATAGCGTCTTCATAACCCACGTGAAGATCTGTGGTCGTTCCAGTGTAATCGGATCCAGTGAAACCTGAGTTCGCCTCTACGTTCAAGTAGGGACCTGCCAGGGCAGCACCAGGAGCAGCGAAAGCAACAGCTGCAGCGGAAGCAGCGAAAGCAGTTTTGATCATTGTTTTTAAATTCCTTAAGTAAAGTACAGTCAACTGTCACATGTGACAGTTGTAATATATGTATACAAAGTATACAATTAGTCAGGTGTGGATATCCTGACCACGGAAGAGGTGGGATTTGAACCCACGGTGCCCTTGCAGACACGCTGGTTTTCAAGACCAGTGCCATCAACCACTCGACCACTCTTCCCAGAATCATCCCAGTGTTTGATGACACCAGAGATGATAAACGCATTCGTGACCATATAGGAAACGAATATGACAGTTCTCACAGTGGCAACGTAGTTGTCATAGGGTGCTGTCTTGTCATCGGAGAAACTCCCTAGGGAGTATTTCCAAATCTTAATCAGGGTATCCATCATCGTCATCTGTAGATAGAGGACGACACTTTGCGATCTCATCATACTGATAAGCAGATAGATCGGAGTAGATCTCTGATTCAAGTTCGCTGCAGAGACGTTTAAGATCGCTCAACAACGCCTTCAATCTTACTTTATCCATCGGTATTTGTCAACCCCCTATTGAATGTATCCATTGTCCTCAAGGTATTTGCGAGTCAATGGTGTTGGTTTATAGATCTCCCACATGCGTCCAGTGGCACATGCAGCAAGAGCATCTTTGGTCATGTTCTCAGTTCTACCTGCCCATCCTGCTTCTGCCTCCCAAGGCACAGCGTGTTCAGGGTAGGTTCTCTCTGCCATGACTCTCCAGATCATAGGAACATCATCCTCAGGCAGAATAATAGCAATTAAACTATTATCAATAGTCCCTGCCATACAGTCCTGTGCAGCGTGCCATCCTTCATGACGCATCACTTGCATAAGGACACCAGGTTTTCCCATGTACTTACGATTCAGAAAGAAATTGTTTCCTACTGTATGATACACACCACGATGGGTGTGAGGAAAATACTTTGAATCTGCTAGAAACACCTTAACTCCGACCTGGTTAAGAGAGACGAGCATGTTGTTGAACTCGTTAGCAACAAAAGTAAACTCATCAGTATTAGGATACTCACTAGATACATCAAGTAAACTGAATACTTCTTTGACTCCATCTGTACACTCTCTAAGTAGCATACACCCCATAGAATCATTACTGTGGTAACCCTTGGTGATCTTAGAGTCGTGGTTTGGGGCGGAAAGGGCAGGTAGGGCAACCGCTACCGCAGCAACCGCCGACATAAACCTTTTCATTGTAATACTCCATCGAAGAATTTTAAAAATTTTGTAGGGAACGGGGCATATTTACAGTCCCATTTAGATGGATAGACCTCAATTTCTCCAGTGAATATTACTGGAGAAACCTTTCCATGATTACCATTAGGAACTGCATTCCAACCAAATGCTGGATTGATATCCCAATCATGTGTTCCATCATAATTAATTCGGAACAAACGACCTGCTGGATCGATCCAGTAATGTGACATAAAGGCACCTAGGTCTTTTGTTTGTAGTTCTTTATCCCAAAACCCAGGTCCTATATCATAGGAGGACCTGAGCGTGTCAAACATTCCCATATTACTTGTCGAGTACTTCTACTCTATCTAGTTGCTTCAACCCTGTCAAGTTAAACCAGGTGTTTCTTAACGTTTCCCAGTCATCAAAGACGATTGCTTTTCTGTTCTTGAAAATCAATTTGTATTTGTGGCGATCGTAAAGACCATCAGATGTTTGAGTAAAATAGGACATGGTAATTAGATAAAAAAAGAGAGGGGTGTGAAACCCTCCCTAGTCACTTCCTTCACACGGAAATAGAAGTATACAATACCTATTCGGTTTTGTCAAGTGTTCACTTTCCAACTGGGTATGCCGAAGGGTTTCAGTTTAACCCACTTGGCATAGTGTACACCACGATAAGTCAAAAACGCAAAGGTTTTATCTGGATCGTGTTTATCTGGATCGTATGTTGGAAGATCATATTCAAATCTGATCTTCAACATGTCTATACCTCACTTGGTATAGACGCGACCACGGTAGCAGTATGTGCCGTGAGATTCCTCACCGCCCTGCTTGCACTCATACTTAACACCACGATATGCGGTGTGAGTGATTTGTGCATCGTGGAGTGCAGATGCCTTTTGGATCTGTCTCTTGATGATAGTAAGTGTGTTCATTTGATGTACTCCTGAAAGTAAGGGTGGTTTATTCCCCGTTCCTTCAGTCGTTTGCGTCCCAGTAGAAATCACACTGTGGTACAGAATCTTTGATGGTGTCAACCAACTCTAATTTGTACTCTGGTTTCAAATGCTCATGCTTTTTAATGCGAAGCACTATAGCATCAGCATCTTCACATGCCATTGTTGCATAAAGTAGTAGTTCTACCATGGGATGAACGCTCCGTTCCGCGACTTACTTGCGTCCCCGAAGGGATGAACGACAGGTCTAGTATAGACCCTCATGACCTATTTAGTCAAGTTTATTTCTGAATGCACACAAGAGTGCTTGAACCCGTCATACGACAACCGATGACTTTCTTATCATTCATCGCTGTCAGTGTTGCCATTGTGATTATGAACAGCATCCCCGTCTGTGCCACAATGAGATACGGGACTGCTTTCTTCAACGTAATCTTCCTTAAGTTCTTCATATGCAAGAGTCATTATGGTATATATGTAATAACCTACACCCGCTAAGAGAATAACTAAGCACCAGATGATACTCCAAGTTACTCCATTTGGATCTTCCAGTGGGCGTAGAAATAAATTCATAGGTTCTCAAACTTATATTCCAAGATCATTCTATATAGAGAATCTCTCAGATACCACAAATGCTCCTGCTCGGTCGGATGCCGAGAAGGAGAACCCTCCCAAGTTTCAATTCTTTTCAGCACACAATGATGTAGAAGATGGATGTCTTCTATCCTCAAGCATACTTCATAATCAAAATCGTTTTCGTCTTCAGTCATGGGTTGTTTGGATCCATTCCTAGAGATTTTAAATACTCAATCCACCAACTATATTTCTCCTTCTTCCATAAAGGCACTGGACGACCTTGTTCCGAATAGTAATCGTACAAGGCATCATCTATAATCCGTGCGATCTCCATATTCTTCTTCCTCCTCGTCAACATCTGCATATGCATTTTCCACAAAAGGTCCTCGTTTTCTGAAGGGTTCTTGTCTGACATAATCCTGTTCTGCATTAACTGCCTCGATCCAAACAGCAAGTTTCATCACGATGAAGATGATGATAAGGGGTGTAAAACACCCGACTAAAATTACGGGGTTCATTTGTGACTCCTATCGAAAGGTTCCCAGTGCTCCCAACCATATTTATGTACCAAATGCATTCCAATAATGGGAACAAATACTAAAAAGAACCCCATGACACCTAAGCACCATGGAGTTTGCATTACTGATCGAACAAATAATTGAACATGTGTCATGCTGGATAATCCCAATCAGTAATAAAATCTACTTTATATTGTGGTCCCCATCCACCAGTATAGAGGAAAGGAGTAGTACGAATGGGACAACGGTCACCAGTACAGAGAAGATCATCAACAATCCTCCAGGACTCCATGACTTCATCAGCATGTACAAAGTGGGACTGGTCCCCATTGATAGCATCAAAAAGAAGTTTCTCATAACCATCTATCGCTCTGTCTTGTGGATAGGCATGTGTGAGTGTTGCCAACTCCAAGTCGTTGTTGAGACCAGGTGACTTAATATCCATGCGGATATCAAGATGAGGGTTAGGTTGTAAACGCATGACAATGCGGTCGTTGACTTCTCCTTCATATAATTTTAGCGGTGGTGCTTTGAGTTTGATAACAACTTCAACACATTGATATGGTAATTTCTTACCTGTCATTACGTTAAAAGGAACTCCTTCCCAACGCCAGTTATCGACGAATAAAGTACCAGCGAAATAGGTAGGAGTACCACTGTTAGGATTAACGCCCTCTTCATCACGGTAGCCATGGTATTGTCCAAGAATAATGTTTTCAGATAATCTTGTAGCAGCGAGAACCTTTACTTTCTCTCGACGGACTTCCTTTGCATCCATTTTTGAAGGAGGTTCCATCGCAATTAATGCCAGAACCTGAAGAATGTGGTTCTGTAACATGTCACGAACCTGACCAGAGGTTTCATAGTATTGAGCACGACCTTCACAACCAATAGTTTCGGAAGCAAAGATTTGAATCTCATCTATGTACTGGCGGTTCCAAAGTGGTTCCAGCAAAATATTGCTAAACCTAGTAGCAAGTATGTTATTGACAGTATCTTTACCGAGATAATGGTCAATGCGATATACTTGTTTTTCGCGTAGATGTCGCTCAACCACATGCTGTAAATTATCAGCAGATTTATAATCGTGCCCAAAGGGTTTCTCCACAACCACACGTGAGCGTTCTGGGTCGTCGAGTTTTCCTGATTCTTTGAGATTTTGAATGGCATTAGCATACCTCTCTGGTGGCACGGATAGAAAATACGTATTGTCGTGTAGGTAATCAGGAAGGTGAGAAAGAGTATCAACATTGTCCAGATCTGCCGAAACGTAATCTAAATGATGGAAGAATTCTTCTGGATAATCACCAAGAGATTCTTTCCATTGTGCTGCTGTTGGTTGTCTTCTAGCACAACCAGTAATAACAAAATTATTTGGTAGAAGTTTTTTCCTCCAGAGATTGTATAGTGCTGGAATGAGTTTCTTTTTACATAAGTCACCTGTTGCACCAAAGATGACAATGCCTTTACTAATGTGCTGTTCCGTTTCCATCGTAGTCGTCTGATTCATAGTAGTTATTCTCACCTTTTCGTAACCCGAAATAGATGGTGGCACATACAAAAGGTAGTGCTCCCCAAAGAAGGACATCAGCGAACGTCATGACCACCAAACATAGCACGCATACCATTCAGGACTTTGTTTGCGAATCGCCCAAGTCGTCTCGACTCAAATCGTGTGTATAACGCACTGCTAATAACAGGAGCGGGTACACCAAGATCCACAGCAGTGTGAACAGTCCAACGACCCTCACCACTGTCTGATACTCCCCCATCAAACTTGCTAAGTTCTCTATCGCTGCGAAGTACAGTAGCGGTAAGATCGAGTAACCAACTACCAACCACGCTACCACGACGCCATAACTCAGCAACCTCAGAACAGTCAATGTCATACTGATAATCTTCTGGATTCTCCATCGGAGCAACCTCAGCATCGCCTTCTTTAACGTACTGTGCCCCAGCATTTGCTTCATGCAGGATATTAAATCCTTCTGCGTATGCTTGCATGATTCCATACTCAACTCCGTTGTGGACCATCTTTAC